TAATGATACTAACTCATTAACTACACTTAATAGAGTTCAGTTCTTACGTGGAGGTCAAAAATATCCAGTAGATTTTGATATGACTGGGAATACTAATGGTTTCCCTAATAATTTAGGACTTGCGGGAACTGCTACATTTAATACCTCTGATAGTCAGTTATGTAAGCAGTATTTAGAAGCAATCTTACCTGAATATATGTTAGATAGGACTTCTATTTCTCCTGCTAATCTTAATAGGGATTATACTATGGCGCAGGCAGATGACCCTAAAAACTATAAACGAATCCCCGATGGCGGAGCGCAGTTCGGTCTAGGGATGCGCTACTCGCAATTTAATCGCGGGCAAGACTTCTCTACTATGCAATGGGGTTGTTCTATTGACAGCACACTATCTACTAATAATCCCCAGAGTGTGTTTATGTTCTTTAAGGCAAGAGCAGTTTTAGCGTGGAATTCTAATGGAATACAAATGATTACTTAAATTGGTGCGTTTAAAAATTAAAAAAAAGATATCTTTAAGATTATAAAATGGATAATAGATTTAAAAATGGAAAGATTTATAAGATTACAGACCATACTAATAATTCTATTTATGTAGGAAGCACTATACAACGTCTCAAACAAAGGTTAAGAGGACACGAGAGAGATGCTTATCACCCATTAATTAATTGTGCTTCTAAACCTATAATATTAAATAATGAATATACAATAGATTTATTAATAGATTATCCTTGTAATACATTTGAGGAACTACGTAAAAAAGAACAAGAATTTATAGATATTATACCTTGTGTTAATAAATCAAAAGCATATGTAAGTAAAGAAGATATTAAAGTAAATCAAAAAAACTATTATAATAATAATAAAAAAGATATCCTAGATAAAAAGAAAGAATATGATAGTGTATATTATACTTGTGAATGTGGAGGTGGATATTGTATGAGTCATAGAGCAAGGCATATGAAATCTCAAAAATGTATTAATTTTTTTAAAAATAAAAATAATATCTGTATAGATATAAATGATTGAGTGGTTAGATATTGATTTCTTAATACAGAAGTTTTTTAAAGAGCACCCACAATATATACGGCAAGATGTAGAAAGTGAAGATGATTATACTGATGAAGAATGGGAACCTGACCCTAATTATTATACTGATGATGATGAGGATTTATAATATATAAGTTATTATTAATAGTTTTTTATAAGATATCTTTTTTATATATGCTTGTAATATAAAATGAGTGTAGTTCCAGATTTAGTTAAACTATCAACTATTCCCGTAAATTACGAGCAGAATATAGAGACCGATTTGATTGAGACCTCAACATTTCAGGAGGCGACTAATGTTGCAACAGGTTTCGCTAGGTTTGACTTACAACAGAAAGGTTTTTTGCATAGTATGAGTAAGTTGTTTGTCAGTTTAGTTCCAGAAACGAATGCTCGTGCTTATCTTCCTGTTAATATTGGTATTGGTTCTGTAATTGACCGAGCAGTTCTTAAAGTAGGTAATCAGGTTCTTAATGAAATTAGTGATTGGTCGCATTTACATATGATTAAATCTGCCGAGATTGATAATGAAAATAATGTAGAACGAGAACAATATACTACTGGACGTGTTATGAATCATTCATACGTTATGCGTAGAGTAGATGCTACTATTTCTGTAAATGATTTCCCTAATTCAGAAGAATATGGATTAAATAATCATAGGGCATATTCGGGTAATGGTGCTGCTGCGTTCGGTATGGCGGGAGGCAGTGAAGGTTTTCAGGGTCAGATACAACCTTTCGCTGTTATGGATGCGACTAATGCTACTACTATTGCTCAATCACCTACGTATTCTATTGATTTAAGCGACCTATTCCCTTTCCTTAAAACACATTCTCTCCCACTATATATGATAGACCAGCAACTCTCTATTGAGTTATATTGGTCTCCACTTGGTTCTCTTGTTAATGGTGCGATTGCTGCTGTTCCATCTTCTCGTGTATGTGTTCCACAGGGAGTCGCCTCGGGGGCGCAATATCGTATTGACCGAAATGAACTTAAATTCTGCGCCGATTATATTTTCTATACTGACAACGATGCAATGGAAAGATATAAAAATGCTAATCCTGTTATTGAGTTTGCTTTCCCTGATTACCGACTATCTAAAACAACTCTTACACAAGCACAATTACTAGCAGGTCAAGTCCGTAATATCGGTATGGCGAATCGTTTAGTATCTCGTGTATTAACTTGTATTTCCCGTGATGATGTCACCGAAAGTAGTTTATTAAGTAAATATCATAGTGTATTCCCTACTCGTGCTACTGCTACACAGAATTCGGGTTCTGTAAGTTATAATTTAAGATATAATGATAGGTTTGAGTTCCCTATCTCTCTAACTAATCCAGCAGAATTATTTACACATTTTACTCAAAGTGAAAGTATTCCTTTTGTCACCCGTCAAGAATATAGTAGGCAACAAAGGGGATTATCTACTCTCTATCCATTTGAGGGACATTATCAAGATGCACAGGCAACCCCGTTCGGCGGACTTGGTGGATTATTCTTCTTTTTAGGAACAAAACTAACAGGGGGCAGAGTTGGTATTCGCGGAATAGAATTACATTTAACCTTAGGTGATGTAGCAAATGGAGGTCTTCCAGGCGCGGGCGGAACTGCCTATACTATCCGTAGTTATTGCGAATATATGCGCCTCGCCCGTTTGACTGATGGAGGGTTCAGCGTATTTAACGCATAAAAAAAGATATCATTTTATATTCTATATAAATAATTAATTGAGACGAGATAATATTTTATTGACTTGTTCTTGTCTTCTATACAAGCAATCCATATTCGCCCATACATAAACTAATTTACATCTTTGACTACATATTTCTTTCCATATATCTCTTGCTGCTGGTTTTTTAACAATCATATCTAGTAATATTTGTGAATCATCTATGAATAGTTTTATTTTATCTAATAGTTCTTTATCAACAGGTTCCATTTCTACTTCTATCCATTTCTTTTTCTTATCATCGCTTAAAGTGTTAAATGTTTTCGCCTCAAATATATTTTGATGACCCATATAAGTCATCATAATAGTTTTCATATCAAAGTCCATTTTTAAGAGTTGTTTGTAAATCTTCATAGGTTTTCTTGTTTCTACATTAGACTTCTTAACACGTGCTCGTTGTTTCTTGGAAGGCATAGTTGTTATGAGTTGTTTTTAGTAATAAAAAATAATAATAGCAAAATCAAATTTTTATGTTTGTTAGATTATAAGAATGCCTTTAACAAAAGAAGGGAAACCAGTTTTATATAAACCTTGGAAGAATACAAGTTCATCTAAAAATAAGATGTGGGTATATGTAAAAGCAGATACAAAAAAAGGATATAAAAAAATAGGGTTCGGTCTTAAAGGTATGCAGGATTACAGGCAACATAAAGATAAGAAACGTAGAGCATCATATCTTGCTAGGTCAGGAGGTATAAAAGATAAAAATGGTAATCTAACTAAAAATAATAAGAATACTGCTAATTATTGGGCGAGAAAAGTATTATGGGGAGCATAGTTTATCGTAGATTACCTTTGGTTTATCGTAGATTACCTTTGGTTTTATTTATTTTCTATTTTTTTTAATTTTTTTAACATTTCTTCTTGGACTTCATTTGTTATATTAGTATCAAGTGTTCTTTTTCTATCTATTCTAAAAATAATACTACTACGCTCACTAACTACTGAATAACTACCATCAGGGTCAGTAATAGCAACACTAATAGATGATAATAATGTAGGTTTAGTAATAGTAAAATTAACAGATGCTTCTGTGCCGAAATAGAAATCTCCCGCAGGTTGCATCTTATCTATAATACCTACAATCGCCATAGCAGTATTACCTGGTGCTCCTCCTACAAAAGAAGTAGTAGGGACAATATCACTTCTAATAGCATAATATCCTTTAAAATTTCTAATAGGATAATTTTGTGCTAAAATTTTGATACTTTCAGTAGCATTAATGATTTGAGGTAATTGTCTAAATATAGATGCTGTTATTCCTGTTCCTGTTCCATCATCTTTAATATTCATATTAACATTATAAGTATGTGATAATGAACTATCAAACAATCTATTTTGGAATTGATTAACCGCCCACCCCTTCGTATCTACACTATCTACTTTCGCATTAGTAGTGATATGTTTTATAGTATCAGGTTGTTCTATATGTCTTTTTAATCTATCTCCTATATCAATAGGATTAAATTGTTCGTAAGTAAAACCTAATCTATTCCAATATGAACCTTCCCACGATTCTTGTGAGTATCCTAAATCTTCTATGAATATACCTGAATCAGTATCAAAGATAGAATAAGGTTGTAAATTTTTATTAATCATAGACCTTTTCTGGTCTGATGGGTGAGTAGTATTATCAACAAAGTCAAAAGTAAAATATTTTTGATAAGGGAACTGAACAGGTGAATAATTATTATATCGCTGAACTGGATTAATTTTATAACAAGGACGAACTGATGCTGTTTGTGAGTCTGCTCCTGATGATAAATTTTCTAAATCACCTTCTAATAATATATTATGTAAATCCTGAAAAAAGAAATGAGAACCATCAAATCCTAATTTTGCTGTGGGTGCTCCTAAATATACTTTATCTTTGTATTGATTTACATTCGTCTGTCCGTCTTGTGTATTAAATGCTGGTATTCCTGTATGACCTGCTGGTTGAGGGTTTGCTTCTAATCCTACTCCTGTTTGACCTTTTCTAACTTCATATCTATTAGTAGTTTCATCATAAAATCTATCAGTAGAAGGTATGCCTGATGTAAGTGCGATTGCTGCTGTTCCCCAAGCGTTCCAATGTCGGTCAAAACCTAGTCTCCAATACTGGTCTAAATTTACAGGGTCAATAACAAACCTATCCCATATACTAGGAGATAAACCACAACCCGTTCCATCACTTTTAGATAATAAATTAGGATAAAGTAAAATATTACCTGTAAATGAATCTCTACCAATACAACCATAAGTTAATTTACTTTCACTAATAGTAATAAGATTTAGATTTTGATTACTCACAATATTAGTAGGAAAGAATGTATCTCTTGTAGAATTATCATAATAAAAAAACCAAGGAGTAGATTGTTTATAAGTTCCATTATTAGCAGTAGGTAATACAGGATTAAGTGGGTCAGTATTATCACCATCATTATTACTAAATACCCAATTGTTTAATGCTGGGTCTCCACCATATCCATCTACTACTCCCTGAAAGTCATAATATGATGACCCTAATTGTGCTGCCTGACTTCTTACAGGAGGATTAGAGAAATTATTAGTATCTCTTTCTATACCATTAGACATCTGTATAGGAGCATTTGAGTTAATATGCATAAATCTACTATTAGTAAAAGTAGCATTCATAGTGATAGTTTCACTTAAACTACCACCTGAACCTACTGCAACACTAACTTTACTATAATAAGGATTATTAGTTTCAGTTCCCGTATCTTCATAAGTATTCATAATATTTTCTTGACTAAATAATTCAGGGTATTTTTCCTGACTATTAATAAAATCTTTTATTAATTTACAATTTGCTTCATTATAAGGCATAGTAGTCTGTAATCCATTATTTCTATGAGTTTGTCTTGTATTAGCGATAGTTGCTAATTGTAATCCATAAATAGTATTCATCTTACAACCTGCTTCATAAATTTCAGGTCGTTTCATACCAATATATTCTAATGATTCATACCACGAAGAAGAAGTAAAATCAGCATATTCCGCCATAGTAAATCCTGTCATAGCAGGGTTTATTGCTGCGGGACCGCCTGTCCCAAGAATACCCCATAATTGAGTTATACCGCCTGGGTCAGTTGCTCTTGTTCCTAATGTATTATTAAGAGCATTATTATATGATGTTTGATTAAAATTAACATCATTAGTAGCAGGGAATAATTTATATGTATTACTTTCAGCAGAACAACTAATAGGAAAAGCAATTTGAGGATTAATTTCACCAATAGTAGTAGATGGGACATCATTAATACCTTTAATAACTTCTAATGGTTTATTAACTCTTGTTTCTTGTAATTTTTTATTTGCTTCATCACTAATAAACTGACTACTACTATAACCTTGATTGATTTCTAATTTAATTTTTTCTCTATATATTTCATAATCAAATGATTCAGGGTCTCTATGAAAATAAGGAGGAATATAATATTGTTCGGCAGGTTCTACAAATTGTTTGAGTGGGTCAGGTAAATCAGTAGTATAATCAGTAGAAACTGCTGCTACTGGTGGAGGAACATATTCATAATGTTTAGGGTAATGAAATGTTTTAGTTTTTCTCATCATAGTCATTCTAGTATTATCATTTTTTAATATCCATCTATCTATTTTTAAATTCCATTCACGTCTATTACCTACGTTTGATGATGGTGGGTTTTGATATACAGGGACATAATCATCTATTACATATCCATAGACATCATTAATACCTACAATTAATTCTGCTGTGCCTGTTCCTACTCCTACTCCTGTTGATTTAAATAAAGTCCCTACATTACTATTAGGAGCACCTATTAATGTGAAATCAGTAGTTCCAGTTGATATGATTTCATAATTTTTACCTGCTACTATATTTGTTGCAACAAATACTTTATCTTGTTGTGTAGCATTATTAGTCATATAAGGTTCTCTATTAACACGACCCATAGCAACACTATCTTCTATAAACCAAGCACGTTTATTAGCATCATCAAACACATTAGGGTCTGCTGTATCAGGTATAAATCTACGAGGTAATTGTATATAATTAAGACAATCCATAGTTTTATAATAATTAATCACTATATTTGCCTCATTATCTTTTAATTGTATAGTTTTACTTATTACATTACTATCAGTAGTATATGGGACAACTTCATCTTTTATTTGTGCTACTTCTAAACTATATGTTTTAGCAGTAGTAATTTCATCAGTATATCTTATAGATTTAGAATATCCTAATGTTTTCCCCTTAAATTCTACACTATTAGGTTGAGTTGCTCCTACTTCACTTACAAAAGAACTATATACAGATACTTTATCTCCTGCTTCCATTTGTATAGAATTATTTAAATTATTAGTCCATAAAGCAAAGTCATCGTTTTTTGTTTGAGCGGACACCCTATCACATTCTACAAGTGTAGTATCAATATATTCGGTCATTTAATATACTATGATATTATATTTTAATTCTAAAATAAAAGATATAAAGGTATATTCATATACTATATTAGTATGTATAGTATATATTTATTTTATGAAGATGTCTTATTATCAACTTATAAAGGACATACCGAAGAAGGAACATTAAAACAAATAGCAGAATTAGGAAATGAATGTATCATTCAGGGAATGAAAGTAAATCATAAATTTCCTCAACAAATAAAAGCATATCACGATTTTTTATCACAAATGAAACAAAGAAAACTAGATAAAGCAGGAATACATAAAGGTAATCATCAATTAATATTAGGTTGTATCTCTGCGCTAGTTAAACTTAAACAAGTATCCATAGATGAAAGTTATATACTTTTAAAAATTAAAAAAAAGAAGAACAAAGGCGCTCGTAAAGGTTCTGTAATCTCTGAAACATAGTAGTTTCACCACCTTTATCGGGGTGATGTATCCTTGCTAATTTAAAATAATTCTTTCTTAATTCTTCTTGTGATTTACTCTTTTTTAAAGTATTAAATTCCTCTGGTATTTTATGCTCGTATGTAGGTTCAGTAGGGTCTCCCTCAAATGCTTTCTTAAAATAATCCCAAAAATGACCTCTTTGTTTATTCCAATAAGCATCATATCTTTTTTTTGCCTGTTGTTGCCTTATAGCACGACAACCGCTACAAAATGCTTGATTATATATAGGTTGATTATGAATACAATACATCGCATAAATTCCACTATTCATATCTATAAAACTTATATTATTTTTAATAATGAATTTTAATCGCACCTAATATATAATGAAGAAATTTGTGATTAATTTAGAAAGATGTATTGATAGAATGGATAATTTTAATGATTCATATACAAGATGGATTGCTACTGATTACAAAGATTTAGATGATGATGATGATATTTATAAAAGAATGATTAGTATGTGGAATATAAATGAGAACGAACACAAGGCAAAATGCGGTTGTTTATTATCACATATAAATCTATGGAAACATATAGTAGAACATAAGTTAAATGATATCATTATAGTAGAAGATGATGCTTTACAAGTTAATCATTTACCCGATGAATTAGGTAATAGTTTTCTATATTTAGGTGGATTTTTCACAAAGAAATTAATAGATGGTGAAGTAGATATAGAATTAGAAAATGGATTTAATGATATACCTGATAAGCATAAGTTATTAACAACC